CAAACGCAACACTCCGTTTTCTTTTCATAGGCTGCTTTAGCCCTGTCACGAACCCACTTTACAGGGATTCGCTTATTTGTGTTTTTTGCCATTATTTCAAAGTACTCCACAATTACCTAGTATTATAGCAGAACAGCAAACAAAAGTCAATGCATAAATTTTTTGTGGCATTATACAGTATACGTATATAGCGCATACCTGACGGCATCAGCCATGTGACTATAATCATCATGCATTGGTCGTTCACGTTGGAGCCCCTCACGTTGATCCCAGCGATACTGGTCAAACATAGCTCGCACGTTAGTGCAATGTGGGGCAACCTTTAATCGACCCTGTTGTAACAAGGTCTGAACATACGCAATGCCTGGTAAGACATCTTTTTTAGCTTTGGTAGTTGAAATGTTGTATAAGTAAGCTAAGTCACCCGCAAACTGTGCAGCAGCCGAGTCAATAAAAGTTACTTCAACTCCGTGCCGCTCATTCATTGCAGTAAACTCTGCAGCATGCTCTGCTGTGGTCTTTTCCGACTTTAGGTATTCGTCAACAATAAAAAAGCAATCGCGGTTCCAATCGTACACGATAGCGCAATAAGCAGTAGCGTCTCGGTAACCAGGGTCGCACCCAGCAAATGCTTCGCCTTTGAGGTCCTCAGGAATTTCAATAATATCATCGTCTTTTAGTGCATAAATCTGACCCTCAAATACAGTAAATGAGGCCAGGTATTCTTGTTCGAACTCGGCTTTTGACATTGAGCGGCGTGCTTCTGCAACATCCGACTCAGCCATGCGAGTATTTTCAGTGTAATCAGCTTGTAGGCTAATCCACTCTGGGAAATTAGGGTCAAAGCCGCGATTCCAAAACTGCGAAAACCAGTTGTTACGACCACGAGGTGTGGATATAAAAATAGCTTTAGCTTGTGGCTTGTCCAGGGTAGGGCGCAGTGCAACATTAAAAGCTGCTTCACCACCTTCACCTAGTGCGGCCTCGTCAAATATAATTAAGTCATACGATCTACCAACAGTTGAATCAACGGTACTAAGAGAGCCCATACGAATAGTACTTCCGTTGGACAATTCAATGATTTTATCTTTGAGGTTATCGCGCGCAACTTCGAGGTCGAAGTGTTTGATAAGTTTACGTTGGAGTTCAAATGATATTGAGGAGAGGTTATAGTTGGGTGAAATAATTAGTACGTTTGATCCAGGTACTAGTGTAACCAGTTGACCAATAATATTGGCAATGTAGGTTTTGCCTAAACGTCGTGCTAGTGCAGCACAGATAAACCGGTATTTAGGGTCGTTGACTGCGTTGATTAAAGCAACCTGTGGGCGATTTATTGTATCGTATACATCTAACAGTTTTAGGTAATTTGTTATGGGTAGCTTAATAAACCTCTGTTGAGGATCAAACTCTTGTATAACATCAACATTGATATCTGGTCGTGAGACTACTAACATTTTTTATTCATCTTTTATTAATATAAAGCCTAAACGGTCTCCACACTCACTAGCATAGAATTCGTCTTGCCATACAGGTACAATAGTTTGAGCAGTATGGTTTGCAAAGTCATCGTTGTAACGAAAGTGTACTTCTATTACCTTATCACCAATTACTTCAACATTAAACCAAGGGTATTTGTCTGCTACTGTTTGCAGTATTGTTGGTAGTTCAAAAAGGTCTTGAACACGAGTCCAGTGTGAAAATCTGTCAAGTCGATGTGGATTGGTTTTAAATCCTTCAACTGCTAGAGTTTGCTTGCCGTAGTTGTAGTCAAAACTTAAGTGTCGGCCTTGAAACACTTCACACCAAAAATAACCATCAGGTATTGAATCGCGGTCTAAATATTCTACAGTAGCACCAACACCCATCATTTTTAAATTTATTACAGGGCGTACTATATACTTACCTGGCTTAGGGGCTATTCCTGCTGGGCCACAGTAATATCCTAGTCGTTTGGCTAAAATAAGTTTATCTGCACACCAAAGGTCTTCGGGATTGATTTTGTCATATACATCCGCATCTCCAATCTGCGGCAACATTAAACACCTTCACCGGTGATTAAACGCTGCACTAGTTGTGAGTACTTTGATCCATCTAGTGCGTCATTGATTTGAACATTAACTTGTTTTTGTGGGCCAACAGCTTGTTGCGCTTTGGCTAGCTGAATTTCGCGATCCATTAAGTCCATGGACATTTTGTGCGACATTTGTAGCAATTCAGCAATATCTTTGGTTGAGCCAGTTTGTGATTCTTCTAGTTCCGAAAACTTTTGTTTGATTAGTGCATCCATAGCACGTCGCATCAAAAATCTGTTGTTATAGCCCGAGTCGAAGAATACTGAATCAATGTATGATTTTACTTCACGTTTAGCTAGTAGGTTAGTTACCACTTCAGGGTCTAGATCTAATTCTTGGGCAACGGCTCTGGCATCATTAAGTTGCAGGTAGGCATTGGCAACTTCTAGTGCTTCGGGGCTGATGCGTACAGTTTCTGCGGGTAAATGAGTGGTCATAATTGTGTCCTTTTGTGTTGATTATACCAGTTTAGGTAGATTTAAGCAAGTGTGGATTTTGGCACCTTAGGGTGTTTGGAAATTTTCCTTAAATAGGCCGTGTCGGGGGGCCCATCGGCTATGGGCAGTTTATAGTCTAATAACCGCCCCCGTGTCAATAGGTGTTTATCCCTATGTTGTATTTAAACACACTTGAACTTTTATGCTTTTTTCGTGTATAATAGAATACATGATGACAAGGAACACTATGACTAACACACAAACTCTCGCTCTCGCATACGCTGAAAAATTGGTTGCGTACTACGAAACTAAAAGCCGTGAGGCATACGCTGAAATGGTTAACGCACAAAATGCTTTGGCTTACTCTGCTGAATGTGAGGCTACAGAATGAAACAACTAATAGTTGAGGTAGCGCAAGCTACCTTGTTTGTTGCAATAACCTTTTCACCACTGTGGATATGGCTTGCGTTAATGAAACCCTGATGTTATAATAGATTTTTAAGGAGAAAAATAGATGACTACGAAAACTGTGAATTACACGCCCGAGCAAACTGCTCGCATGGTTGCTGACTATCAAGCAGGCACTAGCGTTGAAACCATTGCCGAGACATTCGGCAAAACTGTTCGTTCTGTTGTTGCAAAATTGAGCCGTGAAAAGGTTTATGTTGCTAAGGCATACAAAACGAAATCAGGCGAGACACCTGTTAAAAAAGATGTTCACGCTGATTTTATTGGTGATGCTTTGGGCTTGACCGAAGCCGATACCGAATCACTTACTAAAGCAAATAAAATTGCTTTGATGAAAATTGCTGATTTTATCAAGGCTGAAAAGACCTTGTAACGAATAGGGGCTTTTGCCCCTATCTTAACTTTCCATGCTATAATACACCTATGAAAAATTTTAAAATCGTTGAAAGCTACTTAGCTAAAAAATACCCTAATAAACCCTATGCTATCCGTGAAGGTAATGGTTGCGTTTGGGTTTCTATGGGTTTGGTTGAAATGTACTTCATTGTTAACAATGGTACAATTACAGATATACAGGTAGATTAAATGACAGATATTCAAGCACTATATTTTTGCATTGGCTTTGTTGTTTTTGTTGCAATTAAAATTGTACTTTTAAATTGGCTAGATAAATGAATACTCAGGTTTGCAATAAAAATTGAATACTCAGGTATTCAATTTTGCGCCAATTATACTAGTATAATTGAGCCCGTGTCAATAGGTGTTTATCCCTATGTTGTATTTTTGCACACATGGTTTTTAGGCGGTTTTTTGTGTATAATGGGGACATTAACAGAAAAGGATTAGAAAATGGCTAAAATTAAAAAGGTTTCAATTTATGACATGGATGGGACAATCGTTTGTTCTTTGCATAGGTATCGCACTATTGTAGATGAAAATGGAGAGAGAATAGATTTAAATTATTGGAGAGAAAATCAAGACTTAGCCTTGAATGATTCTTTATTGCCATTAGCCGAACAATATAAAGCGGATTTAAAAGATGAATCGTGTTATGTCATTATTGCTACTGCCCGTGTTCTTAATACCCCTGATTATACATTTATTAATCAGATATTGGGCGAACCTGATTATATTATTTCAAGACCTGAGAATTCTAATATCTCTGGCGGTTTATTAAAAATTAATGGTTTGGCTAAATTCTTTAATTTAATTACATTTAAAGATGCTGAATTTACATTTTACGAAGATAATACAAGTTATCTAAAAGCGGTTTGTGATAGATTTAATATAAGGGGTGTATATGTACCAAGTAAACAAGGGCATTAATATTGATTATGCCGAGACATTAATTAAAGATTTTTTAGCCGAAGGCTATAATCTTTATGATATTGTAGACATAATGCAAATACCATTAAGACAGATTTTAGATATATTAACTAAGAGAATACATTAAAATGATTGATATTCAGGCTTTATATTATTTTAATAATCGAGATTATCAAATAGGTTTTGATGCTCGCTCACTAGGTGAGCCTTTAGACAAGGGACAATCGGAGGCTTGGCAAATGGGCTGGCATGGTTGGGCGGATATCATGGACAAAAGCGAATCGGCACAACCATATTTTTGAATACTCAGGTTTGCAATAAAAATTGAATACTCAGGTATTCAATTTTGCGCCAATTTTATCACATAAAATTGGGGCGTGTCAAGTTTTTTCGTATAACTTATTTTTTGTGTGTGATTAAAATACCACACCAATTATTTAAAATTTATGGTAAGATGCAGGTCTACTAACTGAAAGCATACATGGCTAAAAAGCAATACTTTTGTATTCTAGACACAGAAACCACAATGGGCGATACTGTTGCCGATTTTGCAATGATTATCTGTGATCGTGAGGGTAATATATATAATCAATGCGCTGTTTTAGTTAATGGGCATTATAATACAATGGAATTATTCCACGATAAAAAAGCAAATGATATTTGGGGTTATGAGGGATTAACTAAACGCAAAATGGGGTATATTGCCATGTTAGAAAATGGCATTAGAATGATTGCGTCAGTTAATGCCATTAATAAATGGATTAATCAGGCAATCGGCAAATATAATCCTACATTAACCGCATATAATCTGCCTTTTGATTTAAATAAATGCACTAATACTGGTATTGATTTATCAGGTTTTAATAATAAGTTTTGTTTATGGCAAGCCAGTATTGGTAATATCTGCAAAACCAAAAAATATAAACAATTCTGTTTAGATAATCATGGTTTTAATAATGTTACTAAGCATGGTAATATGACATTTAAAACAAATGCGGAAATGGTTTGTGGTTATATTAATAATAATTTTATTATTGAGCCACATACTGCATTAGAAGATGCCCGAGATTTTGAATTACCTATTCTCACGCACATAATCAAAAAACGTAATTGGCAAGATAATATTATTCCTTATGACTGGAATAAGTTTCAAGTAAGAGATAATTTTAAGGCATAATATGTTAGATAATATTGGTTGGATTGGTTCTATTCTTTTGGCATTTTGTGGATTACCACA